CTCTGGTATCTGCCCATGTCCAGCAGATTGTTTATTATGATTTCCACGTCCCTGTCCTCACCGGACTGCTCATGTAGCCTCTGGCATATCCTTCCATAGGCTGCAAGCATTTCACTGTAGAGTTTTTCACAGTATCTACCTTCTGCAAATTCATTCTCTACCACACTACTTTCCTCACAATCAAATTTATCCAGATCATAATGTCCGTTCATCAGATTGTAAATCATTGTTTTGAATTCCTCATCCTGTACTCTCATATACATCCTCATCACTTTCCGTGGTCACAGGAATGCATAGAAAAAGGGAAGCCAGCCTTGTCAGATACAATCAAACTGCTTCCCCTTACTTCTTCAACGTCCTTACGAAGTTCATCAGTATTCTGCGTTCATCCGCATTTAAGTCATCCCATATCTCCAATAATTCACCTTGCTCATCCGTCAGGTCAGGCCGCATACCATCTCCGGCAAAGAACTGTGCGATTGAAATTCCGAATGCATCACAGATTCTTTCCAGGGTCGGTACTGTAGGTATGCTCTTCTTATTCATTATATTTGCCAACGCTGTCTGCGACATATCCGTGAGCTGTGCAAGTCTGTATTTGGAGACTTTATGCTTGCTGCATAATTCTTTTACCCTCTTTGGTATGTACTCCTCTGTACGCAAGTAAATTACACCTCTCTTCTATCTGTACGATATACATATTGTAACCGTTACGCAGAAGAATTATTAGAACCATATCTCTTTCGTAAATTACTCTAGTACAGTGGAGTATCTGGGTAAAAAAATATGAACGGCAGATTTATGCAGTTCAGTTTTGTATCATGACAGAACCTTGATTTACCTTGTTTCCATCATTCTTATATCGTCTTGTTCCAGTTATAAGCATACCATCTGCATCCGTATCCTTCAATAAGAATCGTTCGACATATTTCGCACTTTCCTATCCCCCTGTTTTCCTTCTACTCCATTGCACTTCATTAAATTACACAACCTTTTTGCACTCATTGATAGATAATTTACCTTGCGTAAGAAAAAGAAAACAGGAGGTACAATCTATGAATCAGACGCAGATATCTGTCAACCACAGGCAGATAGGATACCGTATCAAGGAAGTAAGGGAGCAGAATCATATTTCACAGGCGCAGCTTGCGGAAATGACTGACCTTTCCGTCTCCTACATAAGCCACATTGAAAATGCAAAAAGAAAAGCAAGCCTGGAATCTATCATCCGTATCGTGAATGCCCTCGGCATTACCGTGGATGAACTGCTTGCCGGAGTACAGATGAATAATCCGGCTGCATACCAGACAGACATCGATATGCTCATGGAGGACTGCTCGGAAAATGAGAAAAGATTCATCTATGAACTTATAAAGGCAAGCCTTGAAACCATGCACAAAAACGGCTGGGAGCTTGTTTCCAGTGACAGGCACAGATAAAGGCACACTATTTTCACACAAATAAATTTTCTTTGAAATAGACTATAGGGATATGGCTGTCCTTATAGTCTATTTTATTTCAGCATGAAAATTTTATAATAAAATCCAGCACAGAAATAAAGGTGGTAAGTCATGAACGAAAACGAGCAGAAAACCGGCTCAGTTGCCGACCAGAAAAGTAAGATAAGGGAACGTTATAAAGGTATCGACCCGGATGAACTTGACGTGATTCCTGCCCTTCCGCAGGAAGATATATTTGCGGTGGAAAATGAACAGCGTGTTGCCGTATATGCAAGGGTGTCAACCGATGATCCGAGACAGACATCCTCATATGAACTGCAGAAGAACCATTACCATGATGTCATCAGTAAGAGTCCGAACTGGAAACTGGTGCAGATCTATGCGGATGAAGGCATCTCCGGCACCTCCCTCCAGCACCGTGACCAGTTTAAACTGATGATCGAAGACTGCAAAAAAGGTCAGATAGATCTTATCGTGACCAAGAGCGTATCACGTTTTGCCAGGAATGTGGTGGACTGCATCGGCTATGTCAGGGAACTTCTCTCACTTCCCCATCCTGTCGGTGTTTTCTTTGAAACAGAAAGGCTTAACACCTTTGACCCCAAAAGTGAGATGGTGCTTTCCTTCATGGCCACACTTGCACAGGAAGAAAGCCATACCAAAAGTGAGATCATGAATGCATCCATTGAGATGCGTTTCCGCAGGGGAATCTTCCTTACACCGATACTCCTCGGATATGACCATGATGAAGACGGAAACCTCATCATTAATGAAGGGGAAGCAAAAATCGTAAAACTCATATTTATGATGTACTTAAACGGATGCACCTGTCAGGAGATTGCCGATACCCTGACGGAACTCGGCTGTGAGACCAAAAAGGGAAACACCGTATGGTCTCCCGGTTCCATCCTTCAGATATTGCAGAACGAAAGGCACTGCGGTGATGTCCTTGCACACAAGACCTACACTCCGAATTACCTTAACCACAAATCAAAGAAGAATATGCAGAACCGTCCCCAGTACCGGAAGCGCGACCATCACGAAGCCATCATATCAAGGGATGACTTTATTGCAGTCCAGAGGCTGATCAGCAATGCCAAGTATGGGAACAAAGGAATCCTTCCGCAGCTGAAGGTCATTCCGGGAGGTGTCCTGAAAGGGTTTGTATCCATCAACCCCAGATGGGCGGGTTTTAAGGAAACGGATTACATGAATGCTTCTTCCAGTGTTTATGACGGCACGGAACAGTCCGGCCCATCTTCCGGTCATGTAGAGGTAAGATCCGGTGAATTTGACCTGCGCGGATATGAGATCGCACGCTCACAGTTTTTTGACAGCACGGACCGTATAACCGTTACCTTCAGCCAGGGAGATATCCGCTTTTCCGCTCCTGCCGTCCGCAAACTTGACAGCACGCTTGTGGAACTGCTCATACATCCAAAGAAACTGGTCTTTGCCGTAAGGAATGCGGGGAAAGACTGCCGGAATGCCATGCAGTGGTCTAAAAAGAAAGACGGCAAAAACTCTCCCCGTGAGATCAGCGGGACTGCATTTCTTCCCACGCTCTATTCACTCCTCGGCTGGAATGATGACTGCCGTTACCGCATCACGGGGGTAAAGCGCGGCAGCGGGAATGATGCCGTACTGCTCTTCAACCTTTCCGAACCGGAGATATTCATCCCCAATGACATGGTCGGTGCACCGGATACGGATCCGACCGTAAAGCCCTTTACGGACAGCCAGCAGAGAAATGTCCGCGCCTATCCGCCTGACTGGGCAGACACATTCGGGAGCAATTATTACAGCCACGCACAGGCAGAGGAACTTGCCGGATTCAGCGGACATAAACCCCCGGATACTTCTCATGCCCCGGTAACATACAACGACACTGATATACAGGTCACCAGTAAAAATGACATTGAGAAGAACATTAAACAGATCATGTCAGATATGAAGGAGAACACAGATGAACATACAGACAAACGATGAAAAGAATACCATTCCCGTGACCGAGGATGATGCTTTCAGCTATGACGGGTATCAGGTTGTCCGCGGCGAGTTCTTCGCCCATACCTATGAACCGTCCTTTACTTTTAATTCCAGCAAGGTATCCGTAAACACCGCATGTATAAAAAAGCTGCCGAATACGGATTTCGTGCAGATACTCGTAAATCCGGATGAAAAGAAACTGGCAGTGCGTCCATGCCAGGAGGATGAGAAGGATTCCTTCCGGTGGTGTTCCGCAACGGCAAAACGCTCTCCAAGACAGATCACCTGCCGTATCTTTTTTGCCAAAGTCGTGTCGCTTATGGGATGGAATTCATCCTACCGCTATAAACTGCTTGGGAAGCTGATACGGTCAGACAATGAACTGCTGTTTGTCTTTGACCTCACAACGCCTGAGATTTTCGTGCGTGAGGAGAAGGAAGACGGAAACATAAAAGCGTCCCGCACGCCAAGCTATCCGGAAGAATGGCAGAACCAGTTCGGTGTGCCTGTCGAGGAACACCAGAGCAGTTTACAGGTCAACATGTTTGACGGTTATGCGGTGTTCGGCATCTCCGAAAACAATACCGCTGAACCGGAAGAAGAAAAAACAGAACATCCAGAAAAGGAGGAACAGCATTATGAACAGAGAAACCTCTTTGAAGCCGGTCCTATGCATTGACTTAAAGAAAAACAGGATACGCATACACAAGCTCACGCTCCATATGCTCGGTGACCCGGAGTATATCCAGCTGCTTGTAAACCCGCAGGACAGCATGATTGCCATAAGAAAAAGCGTGCGTAAGGATTACCTTGCCCACCGTGTGCGCTACAGTAAAGCCGACAGCCGTTACTGTTACGAATTGTACAGTACGGAGCTTTTACAGGCATTACGGCATACAGGCATACATCTTGAGGACAACCACAGCTACCGTATCTACGGTGCACTGAATCTAAAAGAATGCCTGGCCAGCTTTTCCATGAATGAATGCGTGCTTGTAGATGATATGACCCGAACGGAGGAATCAGTATGAACAACAGACCAGTCCCGGAACTTCAGACGGATCCAGAATTTGATGAGCTGATACAGTCAAGAGAGGAAAAGTACCTGGAAGAACTCGAAGAGAACATCTTTGACCACGGATGCCTGGAGCCTGTATGTGTATGGAACGGTATCATACTTGACGGCCGTCTGCGGTATAAGATTTGTACGAAATGGGATATCCATTTCAACATCCAGCGCATCACATTTGAAAGCCGTGATATGGCAGTCTCTTTTATCTGCCATGAACAGCTCAAACGTACAGACCTTACCGGGGAATACAGAAAATACTTGATAGGCAGACTGTTCCGTGCGGACATGAATACCGCCATTGATGAATTCATGAAAAAACACCCTGACACGGAACTGAATGCAGACGGACAGGTATCACAGAAATATGTCCGTAAGACGGATATTGCCACCATCATAGGCGCGGAATTTAATTTCGGTTTTTCCACCGTGACAAAATATGATATTTATGCCCGTGCGGTCGATGACCTGAAACGGAAAAGCCCGGAGATCGCAGAAAAGATATTAAACGGGAAACTCCGTGTATCCCATGAAAATATCATAGAGCTCTCCCGTCTTCCCATTGAGGATATCAACGGACTGAAAAGGCTCTTGGACAGTGGGTCTATAGACCGCATCGGATACTCCCAGCTCCGGCACGAACTCAGGTGGCAGAGACTTCCCACCGGAAAACCGGACTCAAGAAGGATAAAACGGGAAAAGGAAAGTGCCGAAGCCGGAATAAAGCAGATGCCCGCCACTGACCCGGATGCGGAACTCGATAGCCTTAAATTTACGATACCTTCATGGTCAAAGACTATATCAAGGACCATGGAGCTTACAGATTTTCCTTCCACCTCAGTTAATGCAAGGCGTGAAGTGAAAATGCAGCTACTGAACCTGACAAGAAAAATAACCAGACTGCTTTCGCAGCTTGAGGAGGATGATCCAGATGACAGAAGAACAGACAGCCGGACAAACGCCACAGGCCATTGACCTGATGCAGTTCGTTCCAAAAGTACACTTTGAACAGATTCCTATCAGGAATCTCGTATCCAACCAGGAATACCAGCGCAACCTCTCACAGCACCATGTCCAGCGTGCTGCCGCCAACTTTGACCTGTACCAGATAAATCCTGTAAAGGTCAGCCGGAGGAACGGCATCAACTATGTATTCAACGGACAGCACACCATTGAGATCGTTGCCCTCGTTTCAGGATCCAGGGAGACACCCGTGTGGTGCATGGTATACGATGACCTCGGATATGAACATGAAGCGGATATCTTTGCAAACCAGATGAAATATGTAAAGCCCCTGCTGCCTTATGAGATATTCATGGCGAACATAGAGGCCGGCAATGACAAACAGCTCATCATCCGTGACCTGGTGGAATCCTATGACCTTACCATCGCATCCACCACGACCCCGGGCGGTATTTGTGCTGTCGCAACCCTGGAAAACATCCACGACAAATACGGCTACCATATGCTTGACCATGTCATCCGGCTCATCGCAGCCACATGGGAAGGGGCATCCCAGTCCTTCAGCGCAAACATGATGAACGGACTGGCGCGTTTCCTGAATGCATATGGTGATGCCATAAAAGATGATGTATTTAAGGAAAAGCTAGGAAGGATATCCATCAAGGAACTCGCCCGCACTGCAAAGGACAGGCGTTCCGGCTCCCTCGGATTTGCGGAAGCCATACTGATATACTACAACAAAAAAAGCCGTAATCCGCTTACCTGGGATAAACTTTATACCCATAAACTTCCGCATAAAAAGGACATAGAAGAAGAACCGTCCGACATTCCTGAACACGGGGATACGGACGTTGAAAGCAGCCAGATGGAACTGTTCGGACTTCATGACAGCGAGGTTTCCGGGTGATCTACACGGAAACCCTTACCCTGCTGCCTTCCTGAAAGAAGAACTCGTATTTTTTTGCGCCAAGCACTGTCACTTCACAGAGGACAAGCTGTGCGATCTCCGGGACGAATCTAGTAAGCGGTTCATTTCCCACGGCTTCCATCATCTGCCCCGCCCTGATTTTTTCAAGCGGTGTCCCGTCCGACTTCATCTGCTGCCATCTTTCCATATGCTTATCCCTGTCCGTGACCAGTCTGTTGAATGCTTTTACAAATCCCTTTTCCAGATCTGCATTATCAACGTAGGCATTCGTGCATGCCACTTTCCCGTCTTTCCTGTGGTTCTTGCACTGCCACTGTACGATTCCCCTTGATCTCCATGAATGTCTTGTAAACAGGCTTTTGCACTCACCGCAGAATACTTTCTCGCAGAACGGTATGCAGTCCGCACCGTAACTGTACCTGTCCGTTCCGTGGTCTTTCATGAACCGTTCCCTGCGTTCAAATTCTTCCTGCACCGCATTCCATGTTTCCTTATCTATGATTCCCTTATGGCTGTCCTTAACATAGACCTGTGCTATTTCCCCGTTATTTTTTACCTGACGCTTGGTAAGGAAATCAGCCGTATAAGTCTTCTGCAGAAGCGCATCGCCCATATGCTTTTCCTGTTTCAGGATACCCACGATTGTGCTTGGATACCATTTCGTCTGTCCGTTGCATCCCGGAACCTTCTCTTCCGTCAGTTCCTTCGCAATCTGTGCCGGATTGATGCCGATAAGAAAATCCCTGTAAATGCGTCTTACCATTTTTGCCTGTTCCTTATTGATGACCAGCTTGCCGTCCTCATCCTTATCGTAGCCTAAAAACTTGAATGTATTCAGATGCATCTCACCATTCTTGAATTTGGTGCGGATGCCCCATTTGCAGTTTTCCGAAATGTTTCTTGACTCATCCTGAGCAAGCGAGCTTAATATCGTGAAAAGCAGCTCCCCAGTGGAATCAAGGGTATTGATGTTTTCTTTTTCAAATATGATGCCGATTCCAAGGTTCTTTAATTTTCTGGAATATGCCAGACAGTCCTGCGTGTTTCTGGCAAAACGGCTGATGGACTTTGTAATGACAAGGTCTATCTTACCGCTTTCGCAGTCTGCGATCATTCTTTTGAACTGTTCCCTTTTCTTTGTGTTGGTTCCTGAAATACCCTCATCCGCATAGATGCCCGCCATTTCATAATTTTCATGGTCATTGATATATTTGGTGTAATAATCGACCTGTGCTTCAAAGCTGTGGAGCTGATCTTCCTGATCCGTGGAAACACGGCAGTAGGCTGCCACCCTTATCTTCTTTTCCTGTACCGCCCTGTGTCCCGTCTCACGCTGTCGGTTTCTTGCTGGTATAACTGTAACGCTTCTTGCCATTCTTATCATCCTTTCTCTGAATATAAATATCTTTTTTGATTTCTCCCCATCCCCTGATAACGGAATCAGGTATCCTTGTCCCCCTGCAGAATGTCACTCCTTTTCGTTTTGCCCCGTTGCATATCCATATGACCTTATGGCTTTTCGGATTTACATGGCGGACCAGTCTGCTTCCGCAGCGTCCGCAGAATACCTTCTTTCTGTACGGATATGCTT